TAAACAAGCGGGGGTGAAAACATGCTACCCCCGGCGGCCACCAACGCCATCCCCACGACGATAAGAACTATAGCAACGACAATCAGAACAGCAGCCATAAAATCACTCCCACTGCCCTCTAACACTGGGACGACATCTAGAGTCTTAATCCTTTGGTGCATAACTAATTCTGAACTATCTATAGTTGATAAATCCTCCACATCTATCCCAGAAACATCAATTGGCTTATTATTTACTTTGATTTTATATCTAAGTTTCTTGTTTAAATCTTGCAAAAAGATTTCCTGTAATTTTCTTTTTGACAAGATATTAACTGCTCGAAATGCTTCTCGGATATTATTTATTGATACATTCCAAGATTTTTTCTTCAGCCTTTTACCGAGGCTTCCATGAAATCTAACTTTTGTTATTTCGGTCATCGTGTTTTTAGCTTGGTCTGTAAGTCCCCAACTCCGATGATTTCATTTGGCGAACATTTAAAGATACTTGTATTGTTTGCGATCCGCACAAAAGTCTTCCGTAACCGAGTGGTACTGGACCTCCCTCGTTAGAGGAATTTACTGGTCCACTAAAAAGATAAGATGGTGCATTTGCTGTCTCTATGTTTCTGAAGTCATCAAACTTTGGTGGCTTTGCCATTAGTATTGATACACCCCCCGCTAACAACGCGACCCCCGCTGAGATCATCATTTGTCCTATCATTGGAGCACCTTGAGCGGAGACTATCATCCCGCCAACGATAAGAAGTATAGCAACGAAGACCATAACATAGCCCTTAGCATCATCTCCACTACCTTCTAAAACTGGTATAATATCTATTTTTTTAATTTTTCTTTTTAGGCAAAGCTCTGTATCACCAATAGTAGCTAAATTTTCATAATCAATTCCAGAAGTCTCTACTGGTTTATCGTCTACTTTGATTTGGTATTTTAATTTCTTTTCACTATCTTTAATCATCATTTTGATTAATTTCTTTCCCGAAAGAATATTAACCGCGTGTAACGCTTCTTGGACACTCCCTATTGATAAATTCCAGACCTTTCTCCTCAACCTTTTGCCGAGGTTTCCATGAAATCTAACCTTAACTTTATTTACCTCTTCTTTCATTTTATAGAAGTTTTTTGTGTCTAATGATCTTTGTCACGAATCTTAAATGACGGCTCGTAAAAGGGGAAAGTTCAGAAACCCTATTGAATGGTTGGTGCATCATAGTTTGACTGCCAACATACATAGCCATATGACATGAAAAAGTAGGTGCAAATTTATTTACGTTTTTGAACAAAAGAACATCATACATTTTAATGTCTTCATATTCCACCTCTTCAAATCCCTCATCTTTAAAATACGCATCGAAAGGACTTTCTTTTTCACTTTTCCAATTTTCTTCATTAAAGAAATCAAAAACAGTATAATCATAGTGTTTGATGTGTATATCTAATTCATCTTTATAGAAATCCGTTAGCAAGGTATAGCAGTCGGTAATCCCTGCGACGTAATCTCTTTCTAAATATTTATTAAGATAGTTGTTGGAAGAAGAAAGTAAAAATTTATTTTTATGAAGGAGATATAGAATAACTTCAAGCCCATGACCCTCATTTACTAAATCTAGTGGTGTAAAATTATCGCAATGAGATTCTTTTGGGTGAGAGTGATAAACAGCCTCTATGTCCCCAAGCTCAGACGCGCTTAAGTAATCTTCAGCTGATATCCTATAATTATCTTCTTTATCATTACTTACATTTTCACAAGGAAAAACTGTTGGTTTATTTCTTTCATTCTTGACAATTAAGCCACAACATTCAAATGGGGCTTCTTTGAGAGATTGCTCCTTTATTGCTGTCCTGATTTTTTTGTTTAATAAAATCACGCTAACTTCTTTTTGTTACCCCCGGAAAACCGCCAAATGGAAGATAGTTATTTCTAGAGCTCCAAACCCCTCCGGGCGAGCCCTGTCCCCATCTAAGATTACACGCGTCAAGTGTCTTGCTACACTGATCAGCAAGCCAGTAAGTCGAGTTTGGGGGGGGAACATTTTTAGGAGCCCCATCAGTTTTTGCTATAAAGTAATAGTTTACCTTTTTTACGGTTATATAAACTATTGAGCCAGCTAGATAATCTTTATTTTGTTCCCAAAGACTTGCGGTGATTGTATCTGCGTTATTATATGGATCATAACCCGCAACAAGATTATCTTTTGAAAACTGCTGATTCCCTTCTGTGGCCATAGGCGGGGCGTAAGTTGGCAATTCAGCATCATCATGTATTCCAAAACCTTGGGATTCCGCGAGTGCTTTATTTTCATAGCAGCAACCCTCTCCCCTATATGTCCAAGGGCATCTTCTGGCATTTAAAATTCTTTGTGGAATTTTAAGTTTTTCATAGTTGATAAATGAAGCAAGTTCCAATGTCATCATCGTGTTTGTTTCGAGGCTCTTTCTGTCAACAAAATAAACATCAGGCGGAAAAAACGCATAAGGGTCTGGATCAGATTCAGCTTTAAGTATTTTATCTGTTTGGTCACTCCAATTTGAAGCATCTAAAAATTTTGCAAAAGTTCTAATTCTGGTGACCCTTGCCCCCACAAGGTCGTCTAAATCTTTCATTAAAGATTTTAGAATTTTAAATTCTGGGACACCATCATCTTTTACTGCCATAGAGAGCTTCGGGGTAGCAGCTGTCCCTTTTGAATTCGATTCATACCCTGCAGAAGCCACTGGCATTGCTATATATGTATTACCTTGGAATACAATATTAGTCGAAGTCATTGTAAGGTTATTATGAAATCTAAAAATATTATGCTGCTTAAGATTTACATTAAAGCTATTGTCTGATTTAAGTGTTTTTTCTAGCTTATCTCCTATAAGAATATCACTAACATCAATTTCAAATAACTCTATTAAGGTTGAGGGTTCTAATTTGCTTGCTTCATTTTGTACTTTTTGAGACGATGTTTTAGCTTGAGATTTAGACATCTCAACGCTCCCCGCTCTGAAATCACCATTCGGGCCTTGCTTTTTAAACTCTGAATTTTCAGCCATCTTGAATTAGGGGACTTGGTTAAACGTGGCAGTTACAGTATAATTATCATAAAATACATAATTTGTATTAAATGATTTACATATGAATTTATTAGCGGTGGCGAATGGAGCGGGTGGGGTGAAAACAAAAGATTCCGCGCCTTTTCTTTCACTTAAGAAATGGTTAATCGCAGTAGTTTCTACAGAGCTTCTTTTTTGAAAGGTTAAGCTTAAACTTAATAAATCATTATTAATCCCATCTTTAATTCTTTGCTCATAACCGTCTCCAAATTTTACCGATAAAACCTTTGGCTGTATTTTTGTGGATTGATTATAAGAGGGGTCCCAAATAAAGCTGGGCATTCTGGTTCCATTGAAATTAGTTGTTCCTCCCCAGTTGACAGCATCACTTATTGGTACAGCGGTCCCACTGCTTGAGTCTGAAATAAGATAGTGATAGAGATTATCACTAAATACTATATAATTTTTATAGTAAGTAGTTCCGCCAACGAAATCTTCTATATTGTCATAAATTGAATTATACGGATTTCCCATAAACCTTATACCTTATTGTATTTTACACTTTTTCTAGTGATTTTCCAAAAAAATAACTATGATAAATGTCAGTATGAAGGATTTTATTGAAAGAGCCAAGATTTTTAGAAGTAACATGGAAAATCTAAAAAATGAAAAAATTTGGCAAAATAAAGGGTTTCAGGTAGTTATGAGCGCACACAATGCTGAGAAGTTTTTGCCCACCGTTCTTTCGTCCATCGAAAATGCTATGGCAAACATGCCTTGGGTGATGAATTTTGGTGACGATGAGAGTACTGACTCTACTCTAGAAATTGCTGAAAGATTTTCTAAAATGTCTTCGGCTGTAATTTTTAATATTTTTAAATTTAATAAGGCAAAAAGTATTGCTCAAGCTAAAAACAGAGTAATTTGTAAGGCTTTAGGCAAAAAAGAAGAATTTCCCGGCATTTTTTTAGCTGATGCTGATGACTTCTTTACCAAAGAAAGGGCTAGGGAGTTACCTCATCTGGCAAACAAAAACAACTCACCGTTCTCAGTGGGGAGTTGGTACTATTGCAAGAATGGGCAAAAAATACTCAAACCAGCTTCAAAATCTGCTCAAAAACGCACATTTGGACCTTGGGCAACCCTGATTCATGCACGATTGATGCCAGAGGACGGTAAATTATTCTACGAGGACCCAGATGGTATTCTGGTTCACGAAGATGTTTTGTTATTGGAAGAATTTAATCATTATGGAATACCAGTTCAGGCATTTGACGAGGTAATAGCTTGTTACTATAACGCTTCGGAGGGAACCGCTTCAAGAGAAATAGACATGACCAAAAGGCAGAAATTATGGGAATATTACACAAAATTAAAATATGAAATGTTGTCGATAAAAGTGTAATTCATTACAGGTATAAGGTAAAGGGTGAGTTACTATAACTATAACGAGGCAAAGTTGGTACTAGGTCCACTGGATGCTACTCTATCCGATAATTACGGATTTGAGTTTTCGGGGGCTCAACCATATTTTTGTGAAAATATAGGAATTTCTCTCCAGTCTGCAATTGAACCTGTCTATCTTGCTGCTAATAAATCTAGCTTTGATTATAGGGCCAGTAAAGATATAAATGGAACTTTGTCATTTTCTTATTTTTTAACTGGTAGTGATCCGCTTCGGGAATTCATGACAAATGAAAAAGCTCCTATTAGCGGGAATTTTGCTGGGCTTAGTTTTAAAAGTGGATATTTAACAAGTTATGGATTTTCATTTGAAAACTATAAACCAGTTAAGGTTTCTGCTTCTGTTACTTTTTATGGTGGGCTAGATGGAACTTTTACCCCAACAAGATTAACCGATGAAGAGAAAGGTGGATTAGATGGGAGGGAGTTTTTAAATTTTTATAACGCCGCAATGACAGGCGTTTCTGGAGTCCTTCTTTCTAACGTGGGGGAAGATGCAGGACAACTTGCCCCTATAAGTGCTAGTTATTCTTTTTCCTCTAAAATTGATCCGGTCTATGTAGCTGGGCAGCTTTTACCGAGAGAAATTAGGTTTCTAAAGAAACAAACAAGTGTAAATATGGGCATATACAACCCACAGCTGACCCAAACTTACAGCGGGGAATTGGGGGAGTTGGCAATATCGCTTAAAACAAGCGGAAGTGCGGTTAAAGAAAGTTACAAAATAAGGGGTAGACTAAATTCACAGTCTGTTAGTTCGAGTGTCGGACAGAAAATAACTAATACAATATCAATAATCCAAAGCTCATACCAAGACTCTCCACAGATTCTTGGGATAAGCGGGTTAAATGGATCAGCACAGGGCTCACCACTAGCACCAGTAGAAATAAGCGGTAGAAATTTTGAAAATACAGTAAGCGTAAATTTTACAAATTCGAACACGACAGGTTTTGAAGAGATTACAAATATATATGCTGAATACGGAGTGGATAAAATTAAAACACACATACCGCAAGAAGCAATAGATGGACCCATAACCGTCCAAACCTTGGGGGGAATAGCTAGGGGTGCTGGGTATGCGACTGATGGGTCAGCGACTAACTCTTTCGATGTTTTAAGCCCAACGGAAACTTGGAACGCATAAATGTTTTTAGCACAGACATCAGGAAATTTTGGTGAGTCGATTCAGATTACTGGATCGGGAGACCAATTTTTTAGTATCTCCGAAGTAAGAGTCGGCGGCGTCAGTGGTGTCGCTGCTCAGTTTCAAGTTCCTGATAAAAATACAATCTCTTTCGTAGTTCCTTCCTTTTCTTCATTAACAGGAAGTGGGGACAGGTCTAATTGGGTTAACTATTGTCACCCAAACCCCATCCTTGTATTTTCAGAAGCTCGTAATATTTCTGGCTATGCCTCTGGAGCTTATGGGGAAGAAAAAAACTTTACGCCCATTCCGCAAATTAACGGATTTTTTCCAGCATCTGGATTATCTGGGGACTCAGTAACTGTTCAGGGTGATGGATTTTTTGACTTAACGGGCTTATCCATCACGAACATAAGTGGCAGCCCAAGTGGCTATACCCATTTAACTGGTCTTTCAAATGTTGTTACGGGGGTTGGTTTTCCGGGAGGTACTGGCAGTGGGTTCGCTGATGAGGTTTATTTAGATTTTACCATCACTAACAATACGGGTCTTTCATTTAATTTACCATCTGGTAATTTTGATGGCAATATAAAAGTATACGGAAGCGGAAGTGTAAGTGCAATTTCTGATAATCATGTAGAGCCTCATTTAGAAATTACTGGTTTTTACCCACCAGTTGGGATAACAGGGTCATACGCTTTAATATCTGGTAAATATTTTCTTGATGAGATAATAAATAATACTAGCGGTAAATTTATTGGGCTAACCGGAAACATCTTTGAAGCGACGGGGGTTTTGGTAGCTTTCAATGGAGACAATGCAACGGGTTGTTTTACTAAACTTAGTAATAATTTAATTAGTGGACTTATTCCTGTCAGTGCTAAATCTGGCCCAGTAAAGATAGCAAAAAATACAAATGTATTATTAGATAGTGGCGAAATTCCATACTATCAAAGCACTGGCGTATATTATCTAGAAGTCCCCGCTCCAGAAGCTAGTGGTTTAGCGAGCGTTGGCGGGGAAGAGTCTTTTTTTGGTTTTTATAGTATTTTAGAAACGGGTAGTTATAACTCTGGAATTGCTGGTAATTCAGGAATCTCTTTAACTGGAACTTCTTTTGCTAATTGGAAAACTGGAACTGCAGTTTTTACACCGCCAGTAGTAGGTGTTGGAATTTATGATCAGTCTATTAGCGGGGCGGGTGGAGCAATTGACGGCCCCAACATCGGTAGTCAGGTAACATTTATTGAAGAGAATTTTATTCCGATGTCTGATGGAAGTTCTTTAAAAAGCTCTCTTCTGACATTTAAAGGGAATAACTTTTTTGAGAGTGGACACACAGGGATAGAGGCGTCCCCGCCAATCATAGCTTTTATTCCCCAGCTTGGACCAGAAATTGATGAGTGTCTAGAGCACTTCAATGCTGGCAGTGGATTCTTAAGTGGTTGTGAATCGGCTTACTTAATTCATTATAGTGGAAATCACGAACATTTAAATTTGGATAGCCCGAATTTCCAGCCCGGTCTTTTGCAGTGCTTTTTAACAGATCAAGCTTCTGAAAGAGCATCTGTC